GCTAGCTAGCGATGCAGCCGAAGGCTCGGGTGCACGCGGTTGAAAACCTAGCGTGAGCCCAAATGCTTTCTGATAGCAAAGGCAAGCATCAGAGCAGCAGCGCCCAAAGCGTTTACGAGCAAGCTGTAGCCGATGAAGGCCAAGAGCAGCTGAAGCTTGCTTAGGAGGAAGAATGGGTTCGAGAAGTTTATCCCATTCAGGATAGCTAAGCAGATCACGGTGAGCAGACTGCCAATCACCGAAAGCGCGACGCAGAGTGCTGCCCAGCTCAGGACTGACAAATGCGACAGCTGCAACTTCGCGGCATGAAATAGGAAGGCGGGTCCGGGATCAAGTCCGGGATGACGAATGAAGAGATGATGAGGGTCGCGGTTTCCGCGGCCCTTTTTGTTTGTGCAGGAGAGACGTGAATGGTGGAAGTGAAGGCAGAAGCGCTCGAGCAGTCGTTCGATGCGTTTGAAGAAGAAGATGACGGCGTCGCGGCGCTCAAGGCCGAGCTGGAGACGCTGAAGGCGAAGATCGCGAGCGGGGTGATTGCTGCGCAGCGGCCCGCTCTGGACGGGGTGAAGTCGGCGGAAAGCTCGAGCTTCATCGACCAATATGTGCGGCGCGGGATCGAGGCGAGCCTGGAGACGAAGGCGGTCGCGGGGTCGTCGGATGTGGTGGGCGGCTATGCGGTGCCGGAGGAAATCGATGAGCGGATCGACCGGACGCTGACGGCAATCTCGCCGATCCGGGCAATCGCCAATGTCGTCAAGGTCGGAAGTGCCGGCTATCGCAAATTGATCGCGAGCGGCGGGACTCCGTCGGGCTGGGTTGCCTACGAGGCGGACCGGCCGGAGACGGGGACCCCGGCATTTACGGAGATCGTGCCGGCTTCGGGCGAGCTCTACGCCAATCCGGCGGCGTCGCAGCAGATGCTCGACGATGCGATGTTCGACGTCGAGAGCTGGCTCGCGCATGAGATTGCGACGGAGTTTGCGCGGGCCGAGGGCGCGGCGTTCGTCAGCGGATCCGGCATCAACCAGCCGCTTGGATTCCTGAGCTCGCCGACGTCGGCGGCGGTGGATTCGGCGCGGCCCATGGGCACGCTCCAGACGATTTCGACGGGCGTTGCGGGCGGGTTCGCTGCCAGCGATCCGGAGGATGTCCTGATCGATCTCGTTCAGTCCTTGCGGTCGCCCTATCGGCAGGGAGCGGCGTTCGTGATGAACTCTGCGACGGCGGCGGAGATCCGCAAGTTCAGGACCGCCGACGGTGCGTTCATGTTCCAGCCGAGCCTGGCCGCGGGGCAGCCGGCGAGCCTGCTCGGCTATCCGCTGATCGAGGCGGAGGACATGCCGGACATCGCCGCGGGATCGCTGTCGATCGCGTTCGGCAATTTCAAGGCGGGCTACGTGATCGCGGAGCGCAAGGCGACGACGATCCTTCGCGATCCCTACACCCACAAGCCGTACGTCCATTTCTACGCGACCAAGCGGGTCGGCGCACAGGTCGTGAACTCGGAAAGCATCAAGCTTCTGAAATTCGCCTGAGGCGCCGCGGGGGTCGCAGGCCCCCTGCTGCGACCCCCATCCATTTTCATTCATTCGAGGAGCCGCAATGGCGGATGCTTTTCAGCCCAAGTTCGTCGACCTTGTGCGCAACTATTCGACGACGACGGGAACGGACGACTTCATTCTTGGCCCGGCGGTCAACGGGTTCGCGAGCTTCACCAGCGGGTGCGCGGCCGGCGACAGCTTCTATTATTCGGCGCTGGGCGTGGATTATCCGACCGACACCGAAGTCGGTCGCGGAACGCTGCTGGCGGGCGGGGTGATCAGCCGGGACCCGATCGACGGAAACAAAACCAACTTCAAGAGCGGCACAAAGACGATCGCGCTGGTTGCGGCAGCCGAGTGGTATTCACAGCTCGACGCCGCCCGCGCGGGTTCCGGGCCGACGAACGTCAAGTCGTTCGGCGCTGTCGGAGACGGCGTCACCGACGACACCGCGGCGATCCAGGGCGCCCTCGATTATCTCGGGAGCATCGGCGGAGGAGCCCTTTATTTTCCCGAGGGAGCTTATCTCGCCTCCTCATATCTGACGCTTCACCCAAGGACGGTCATCAGGGGTGCGGGGCGACTGTCGTCCAAGATCGTTTCGACGCATGTCGGCGGAAACGGCGCCACTGCGGGCGAGGATCTTCGCAATGGATCGGGCCTCGTCACATCATCGCCGATCAACAGCTCGACGCCGGTTCACATCGTCCTCGAAGACATCGGGATCGAGAACAGCAATTCCGCCAACGTCGGGGCGGCCTATTACGACACGGGCGGTACTTACATCGCCGCACGGAACGTCGTCTTCGCCGGTTTCAAATATGGCGTGGTTCTCGACCAGTCGGAACTGGTCGACCTGGACCTCTGCGAAATCGCAGCTCAGAACGACGGTGGGGCAGGCGTCTGGATCGTCAACGGAAGCGCTCTGACGCCCGGGGTGGCAGGAGGCTACTGCAATCGGATCGCAGTCAAGCGATGCCAGATCAATGAGAGCGGCAGCGTCATCGGGATCGCCGACGATGGAGGCTATGCCCACGTCTTCGAGGACAACAACTACAATGGTTGCCTGAACCATATTCGCGCTGCCGGTGCGATCCTGGACATTCGCGGAGGCGAGTTCGAGAGCGCGGCGAGCGATTGCGTTCGTCTCAGCAGCCTTTCCGTTGCGGGGGGTGGCGTTGGCGGCTGCCGAACGGCCATCAGGGGAGGCCTGTTCGCCGCAACCGATGGAAACGCGTCGGTTCTCGGCGTCGATTCCCCAGGGACACTCCAGGTAGATGGACTGGCGGTGTTTTCCGGCGGTGGGGGCGCAAGCCCGATCTCGGGCTCCGGTAACTTCGCCGGCCTGTGGCTGCTGAGTTACGCGAACAACAGCGCCTCGAGCTCGGTCAAGGATGGCAACGGGCAGTGGGTCGACGTTGACGGCAACAGCTCGAACGGTTTCCAGATCAACGGAGTGACCTGTTACGGCGGAAGCGTCAGCGCTTCGAACATTGGCTCGGCAGCAAGTCACGACGCCGGCGACTTCCTTCAGCCCGCAAACAATCTGAGCGAAATTGCGAGCGCGGCAGCGGCCGCGAAGAACCTGGGCGGCGCGTATGTCCTCGACCAGAATGCGGCGCCCACGTCGCACACGGGCGATACGGCGGAAGCGGTCCTCGCGAACATCCAGCTTGCTGCGAATGCAATGGGCGTCAACGGCCGGATCGAAGTGAAGGCGAGATTCAGCTGGTCGAACAGCGCGAACCTGAAGACGATCAAAGTGAAGTTCGGCGGGACAGCAATCGAGAACGTCAGCCAGACAACTAACAGCGGGATTCATGTCGCCGCCTCGATCGCCAATCGCGGGGTCGCCAATTCGCAGGATGGCTATGTCGCGCGGTACAAGCCGGGAAGCACCGTCGATTATGTCGTTGCTCCGACTTCGATCGACACGGGGCAAGCGACAACGATCAGCATTACCGGGCAGCTCGCGAACGCGACCGAAACGGTGACGCTCGAGAGCTACCAAGTCATTCTCTATCCAAAGGACTGACGCGCATGAGCATCGGAGCGAATGCGTTAAGCGAGGTGCCGATCTGTGCGGACCCCGCCCCAGCAAATTCAACGACGAAACCGCCCAGGCACCGCATCATCAGCGCGAAAGCAGACCAATTGCTGCAGCCCGAAGCGCGCTGAACCATCAGCCAAGGAATCGAAATGAGCCTTCTTCTCAAGGATCCGCAAGCGGTCCTCGACTATTCGATCGACTGGGGAGCCGAGTATCTCGGCGACGGCGAGCTGCTTGCGACGAGCGATTGGTCCGTCGTTCCAGACGAGCCGGATGGCATAAGTATCGTGGGGACCGCCTTCGATGCCTCTACCTCGACGGTGAAGGCCGGAGGCGGAGTTGCCGGCCGGCTGTACAGTGTCGTGAACCGCATCACGACCGCGTCGGGGCGGGTCGACGAGCGGTCGATCGTCATTCGCGTGGAGAGGCGCTGATGACCGAGTCCGGACTGGCTTTGCCGATTGTCACGCTGAGCGAGGCGCAGGCTTATCTGCGGATCGAGACCGGCGAGGAGGAGGCTGTGCTCGCGGGGTTGATCCGCACGGCCAGCGCTCTTTGCGAAACCTTCATCAACCAGGTCGTGATCGCTCGCGACTTCACGCTCGACCTTGCGGCTAGGGGAGCGTGGGAACGGCTGCCGTTGACGCCGGTACGATCCATCAGCGCGGTGGAATCGATTGGCGACGATGGCCAGGCGTCGCCAATGGGAAGCGGTTCGTACTCGGTCGACATAGACTCATCGGGCGACGGCTGGGTCCGTGCGATTGCTCAAAATGGAACGAGGCGCGTCCGAGCGACGGGCGCAGCCGGCATGGCCGACGACGAGAACGGAGTTCCGGAGCCGATCCGTCAGGGCGTTCTTCGGCTCGTCGCACATATGTTCACGACGCGGGACAGTGAGGGTGGCGGGCCGCCCGCGGCTGTAACGGCCTTGTGGCATCCATATCGCCGGCTGAGGCTCGCATGAGCGAGTTCGCGGGCACGCTTCGAGAGAGAATCATCGTCGAGCGGCCGATCTCGGTCCGCAATGAGATGGGCCTTCAGGAGCCGGGCTGGGAAGAGGTGTGCCGGTGCCTGGCGGCGGTCGCGCTGGATAGCGTTGGGCAGGAAAGCGAAGGACAGGCCCTAAGCGCGATGTCACGCTTTCGAGTCACGGTCCGCCGGCGCGAGGGTCTCGCACTCGACCAGCGGATCAGCTGGGGCGCTCGCAACCTGATGGTGCGGCAATTGATCGACGATCCTCTGAAGGAAGACCGGATTTCGATGCGGTGCGAGGAGGTGCGGGCATGATGACGCGGCTGATGACGCGCGCCGAGCAACTTGCGCGAAACGCGCGTGAGCAGCAGGTCCAGCGCATCGCGGAACGGCTCCGATCGGTCTTTGGGGACCGCGCGGTCGAGGCCGGCCAGGAGCAGGTACGCATCAACGGCAGAGGCATTCTCAAGCGCTGGCTTATCGAGCCCAGCCTGCGGTTCCTCGCAGGAGAAGTCGCGTGAGTGCGGGCGGGGCGTTGCAAAGCGCCATTGCGGTCGCCTTGAACGGAATCGCGGGATTGAGCGGAGTCTTCGACGGTCCTCCGGCCCGCGCCTCCTATCCCTATGCCGCGCTCGACGCGATGACCGAGACCGACTGGAGTCACAAGACCGGTCAGGGACGCGAGGTCATGGTTGCGATAACCCTTTGGGACGACCAGCCGGTTCGGCTGCACGCGCTGGCAGACGCGACCGAAGAAGCCCTTGCAGCGCTTGGGCCTATGGCCGGCTGGCAGTTGGTCACAATGCGTCTGGTGCGGCGACGCGTGGTTAGAGACGTGGCCGGCCCCTGGGCAGCCGCCGTCGACTTTCGAGCGCGGATGCTGGCGGAGAGCTGACGCCTCTCACCCCCAACAAGCATTCGGCTTGAATTCCTCCGTCTCCCGCGCGGGGAGGGGGTCATTTTGGACAAAGGAGTAAGATATGGCGGCAGAGCGCGGCAGCGCATTTTTGCTCAAGATCGGGGATGGCTCGGCTACGCCGGCTTACTCGACGGTGGCGGGCCTCAAGACGACGCAATTGTCGATCAACGGCGATTCAGTCGTAATCACCAACAAGGGCAGTGGCGGCTGGCGCGAGCTGCTGTCGGGCGCGGGCGTGCGATCGGTGTCGGTCGCGGCGAGCGGGATCTTCACGGGCAGCGCGGCGGAAACGCAGGTGAAATCACTGGCGCTTTCGGGCGACCTCGAAGCTTACGAGCTGAGCTTCGAGAGCGGCGAGCGCATGCAGGGCGAATTCCTGGTCACGCGCCTCGAATATGCCGGCGATTTCAACGGCGAGCGCAATTATACGATCGCGCTCGAAAGCTCGGGCGAAGTGGTGGCGCTGTGACAGCGGCGAATCCTTATCGCGGCGAGACGAGCCTGGAGGTTGCGGGGGAAACGCTGCTGCTTCGTCCGACGTTCGGCGCGCTGGTCGCGGCGGAAGAGGAGCTCGGGTCGCTGTTCGAGTTGGTCGAGCGCGCGGCCGCGGGTGCGCTGAAGCTGCACGAGATTGCGGCACTGTTCGATCATCTGTCGCGGGCGCGCTCGGAGACAATCACGCGTGCGCGGATCGGCGAGGCCGTGGTCGAGAAGGGCCTGGCGAAGATCACATCGGTGCTGAAGCTGGTGCTGTCGCAGATCCTTCAGGGGCGATGAGCAAATTCGGTGAGGCCGCGGCGCGATTGAGCAGCGCGGCAAGCATGTTGCTGGACTGGCGACCGGACGACTTCTGGAACTGCACACCGATGGAGCTTGCGCTCGCAATGAATGTCGCTTCGCCCGTCGATCCACCGGATGCGAAGACGATCGAAGCGCTGCAGCTACGTTTTCCTGATGAGAAGCGGCAATAAAGTGCTTCGGTCGAGCGAAGGGTGACGAGAGCCCAGTCTGACAGCCGTAGTTGGACCACGTTTATCGTTGTCAAACTTCGGGCAAACAAACGTATTCGCTAATATGGATTGATCGGCGGCGGATTGGGAACATTGGGCTCGAACGGCCCAAACGGTGAACGAAGCAATTGTTTGATTTGGAAATCGGTCACCTCCACGGATATCGGGGCACCTTCTGAACAGCAGTTCGCGAGCGTTGTGCCAACGGTTTCGATCACTGGCCCGGAGGTTCCAAACAAGTGCATATTGAACGGCAAATCGAGCGGTTTGACATTGCGGTCCTGACTCATGGCCACCTCGAGCGCCGGTCCCGCCAGGCTCGCCACTCCGCTTCCTGTCGCGCGATTCACGTACAACGTCAGCGTGAAGGGCTTGTGGCCGGTTCCGCAGGTCTCGGGATCGCCGAAAATTGCTTTGTAAATCGCCGGGTTAACCGTGTCGGCCTTGAGTGGTTCGTCGGTGCCGGTCTCCCAAACATTCAGCGTCGCGCCTTTGCCCTTGATCCTGAACGTGACCCACAGCCGTCGGTCCGTTCCAAGGTCTCTTTCATCGCCCTCGCTCGCGGCGATTGACACCGCCCAGGCGTTGCTGAGTCCGCCCGACACCGGCGCGAGATGCGGGCCGCAAGGATTCTGGAACGTTACCCGCAACGAGAACACCGCTCCCGGCCCGAAGCTCACGGCCGTGCTAAAAAGCCCCACCGATGACGTGTCTTTGGGGAAGTTGGTAATAGGGTCCACATCTATGTGGCTCGGCGCAGTCAACCCCAGCTTGAACGCGCCATCCCCCGCGGGGGCATGGATAATGTCCGTTGTGCCGGCAAGTTGGTTGCCGCCAGGTTTCAGCGGCTGCGGAGGCGAGTGAATGGCATCCCAGTAGCCGCAGACCAGCGACCCGTTGGGAAGCGTCGCGTGGTAGACGGTTTGAAGCGGGGTTGCTCCGAGTATCTGAGCACCCAAGATCGGCGCCGTGTACAGCTGCTGGCGTGGCAAGGGTCGATCACACAGGACTGCCGTGCCAACCGGCACTCCATCTGAACCAGGGTAAGCATTGGGAATGGGCCCTGGCGGTTCACCCCCCGGTCCATTGCTGCATCCAGCCAAGGATGACGCCAGCAAAAGTGCGACAAGGTTTTTCATGGAATGTCTCCCCCACACAGCTTCAAGCCACGCGGAACAGACCGAGCGCATTTAATTTACATAAATTTGCTTGCTGTCACAACAATGCACGTCGGCTAATCGACGCACTGAAGCGGCGTTTTACCAACAAACAGAAAGCCTAAAGTAATGGACGAGGAAATCGAACGCCTCGTGGTCAGCGTGCGCGCTGACACGAGCGCTTTCGCGCGCGATGTCGCTTCGATGCGCGGCGAGCTGGAGGGGCCGCTGGTTGCGGGCGCGGGCCGCGCCGGCAGAATGATCGACAGCTCGCTCGCGAAGGCGATCCTGACCGGCAAGACGGGTTTTGACGATCTCAAGAAGGTCGCGCTGTCGGCGATGTCCGATATCGCGCAGGCATCATTGCGCGCATTGTTGCAGACGCCGGGCGGCGGGAACTTCGGAGCGGGCGTGCTGAACGGTTTCGGCAGCCTGGTTGCCGGGCTGCTTGGCGCGCCGGGAAGAGCGACCGGTGGTCCGGTGACCGGCGGGCGGCCCTATGTGGTCGGCGAGAATGGGCCCGAGCTGTTCGTTCCGCCGGGTGGCGGGCGCATCGAGCGGGGCGGCGGGAGCGCGAGGGACGTTCGGGTGGCAATCGCCATCCAGGCGCCGGCGCCATCCGATCCTCAAGTGCTTCGGCAGTCGAGCCGGCAAGTGGCCCGGGCCATCCGTTCAGCGCTGGCAGAGCGGCGATGAACCTGTGGTTCACGCGACCGGACGCGAAGATCGTCCGAACGTTCGTCAAGCGTTTCGATCCGCTGCACTGGACGGTCGATTTTCCGCGCGGGACGATTGCGAGCCTGGTCACGTCGGCCGACCGGCACGGGCTGTCGATCCAATGTGAGTTCCTGCGCAACGGCGACCTCGTCGGCATCATTTGGGAGAGTGAAGATTCGCGCGCGCACCCCGCGCATGCTCGGGAGACGAACCGCGATTATTCTAATTGCACGCTGAGCTTTCACTGGGAATCGACCGGCGTGATGGCGCTCGACGCGAGCAACGGTCCGACACTGACGATCGAGGGAACGGACTCGAACGGGGACGCTCAGACCTGGCTCGTGCGCCTTTGGAATTATGCGAGCGGAACATCCGAAAGCGCTGACATCATGCTCGACTTCAACGCGCTCGACGCCGGCTTCAGCTTGCCTGGGGATGCGGTGAGAATCGATCCTACGCGGATCGACCGGATGTTCATCAGCCTGGTCGCGCCGGGATATGTCGAAGGCTCGGAGGCGCTGTTCGCTTTGCCGGCGCAGGCTTCCGCGACCATCAGCAATTTGGTTTGCGAAGGCGCCGGAAGCGTGCTCGCGATCAACGATGCGGTCGCGCCCGAGCACGGGCTTCGGATCGCCACGGGATATGACGATCTGTACGACCTGCCTCCCGAGCGCGTGGTGCAGGCGATCGAGCGGCTCGGCTATCGGGGCGTCATCAATCACTACATCGGGATGAGCCATTATTTCGCGCTTGACGGGACCGGGCTGCTCGATCCGGCACGGACATTCAACAGTGCGGCGCTGGCCTGGACCCGCGATTTCGCGCGGGCGGCCAAGGCGCATGGTTACGATGTGATCTGGTCGATCTCTTACGAGATCCTCGACATGTTCTGCCCGGACGGCTGGAAGCAACGCGCCTTCGACGGGAACGGCGCGCTGACCGGCTGGGACCCGCCGTCGGCTCTCGTCTCCCCGGCGAATGCGACGGCGATCGACTTTCTGAGATCGGCTGCGACGGAGCTGGCCGGAATTGCGGAAGAGGCGGGGCTTCTGCCGCAAGTGCAGATCGGCGAGCCGTGGTGGTGGGTGACTGCATCAGGCGCGATCTGCCTTTATGACGATGCCGCCAGAGCGGCGCTTGGCGGCGATCCGGTCGAGATCGTGGATGTGCGGGGACTCTTGAACGAGGCGCAGCTCCAGCTGCTCGACGACGCCGGGGCGCTGCTCGCCGCTTCCACCGCGACAATTGCTGCCGCGGTGAAGGAAGAATCGGCGACCGCGCGCACGTTGCTGCTGGTCTATCTGCCGACGGTTCTCGACCCGACAGCGGCAGAGGTGCGGCGTGCGAACCTGCCGCCGGGCTGGGCGCGGCCCGCCTTCGATGTGCTGCAGTGTGAGGATTACGAGTGGGTGACGGGCCGACGAAGCGCCGTCCGAGTGAACGCCTATACGGAGGTGAGCGCGAGGCTCGGCTACCCGATTGAAGAGCAGCATTATCTTTCGGGGTTCGTCGCTGACTCGGCTGATCGCGAGCAGTGGCGTCTGATCGTCGACGCGGCACTCGAGGCGCGCGGTCGCGGCTGCGCGGAAGTGTTCGTGTGGGCGCTGCCTCAAGTGCTGCGCGACGGCGTGACTTTGTTTGGAGAGGAGGAGGCGGTGACGCCATTCGATGACGTGCAGTTTCCGATCGAAATCGGCCAGGAGGCTAGCGTTGCGCCGAATTTCTCGACGAACATCGTGACAAGCGCGAGCGGCTTTGAAGCGAGGAATGTCAACTGGGACCAGGCGCGCCTTCGGTTCGATGCGGGCCCCGGCGTTCGCGGCGATTTGGAACTGCAGACTTTGCTGTCGTTCTTTCGCGCCCGCCGAGGACCGGCGATCGCCTTCCGGTTCCGCGACCCATACGACAACAGCTCGAACGGGATGACCGGCGCACCGAGCGCCATGGACCAGGCAATCGGTACGGGCGACGGATCCGCGGACAGTTTCGACCTCGTGAAAAGCTATGGCTCCGGCGAGCGGCGGCGGATTACTCGGCCAGTGCCGGGGAGCGTTCGCGTAGCAGTGGATGGCATTGAGATGCTGACGGCATGGGCGCTGGATGATCAAGGAGTGGTACGCCTAAACGAACCGCCGGCGCCGGGCGCGGCTGTTACCGCCGGCTTCATGTTCGATACACCGGTGCGCTTTGCTGAGGATCGAATTGAGATCAACCGAGCGACCTTCCTTGCGGGCGAAGCGCCGTCGGTTCCGCTCATCGAAGTGCGCGAGGCCTGAGGAATGGGCGTTGCGGATGGCGAGCTCACGACCTTGGCACTGTGCTGGCGACTGGAGCGGCGGGACGGTGCGGGCATCGCACTCACCAGCCACGACGGACCGGTGATCGCGGGGGGCACCAGATTCGACCCGGCCCCTGGAGTGACTCCTTCGGCCATAACGCGATCGCGCGGTCTCGAGGCTCAGTCCGGCGAGGTGGCGGGAGCCTTGACCAGCGCAACCCTTAACGACGCAGATTTGTCGGTGGGCCGTTGGGATGGCGCACAGGTCAGCTTGGCTGTGGTCGATTGGCGGAGCCCTGAGAGCCCGCCGATTCAGCTTATGGGGGGCGAAATTGGAAACGTGAACATCGATGGCGACTCCTTCTCTGCCGAGCTTCGCGGTGCGGCGGCGGTACTTGAGGGGCCGGTTTGCCCCGCGACATCGGCCGAATGCCGGGCCGAGTTCGGCGACAAGAAGTGCGGAGTAGACCTCGCGGGCAGAACGGTGGTCGCGCAGGTGCTCTCGAGCAGTGGCGGAATGCTCACGCTGGATACGGCTGTAGACGAGCGGTTCGTGCTCGGTCGGCTGCGATATACCAGCGGTCCAAACTGCGGACTCTCGGCCGTGATCCTTTCCGCGAGCGGCAACGTCGTGGAGCTTCGCGATCTGCCGCGAGGGGCAGTCGACGACGCCTGCCGAGTGGAGCTGCGCGAGGGGTGCGACAAAAGACTTGAGACATGCGTCTCGCGCTTTGCAAATGCGGCAAATTTCCGTGGCGAACCTTACCTACCCGGCAACGACCTCCTGACGAGATACCCGGGAGCTTAAGTCATTGAGCATCGATTTCGGCGAGCGTGCACGCGCGCTCGTGGGCACGCCATTTCGTCTGCAGGGACGGGGCGCGGGCGCACTCGATTGCGTGGGCGTGACACTGAGTACGTTCGGCCTTCCCGTTGACGGCGTGCCCCGCAGCTATCGCCTGCGCGGCGACCACCTCGGCGTGATGCGCGAGCAACTCGTCAGATTCTTTCGCCGAGTCCCGGCCACGCAACTGAAGGCCGGCGACCTGATGCTCATGAAGGTCTCGAACGAACAGGTTCATCTCGGCGTGCGAACCGAACGGGGATTCGTGCACGCACATGCAGGCTTGCGAATGGTCGTCGAGACTCCAGGCCTGCCCGAATGGCCGTTGATCGGTGTCTACCGCAAGAGGAGGTAGTGATTTGGCAACGCTAGTCCTTAGCACCGTCGGAACGGCGCTCGGCGGTCCAGTTGGCGGCGCGATCGGCGCGCTTATCGGCCAGTCGTTCGACCGTCAGATCCTTGCGCCGGCAAGGCGCGGACCTCGGCTTGGCGATCTTAGCGTCCAGACTTCGAGCTACGGAACTCAAATTCCCCGCATCTATGGCGCGATGCGTGTGGCGGGCACCATCGTCTGGGCAACCGATCTGGTTGAAGGTGATCAGACGACCGGCGCCAAAGGGCAGCCGGACGTCACTTACAGCTATTCCGTGTCGCTTGCGGTGGCCCTGTCGTCCCGGCCGGGAGGGTCGATCGGTCGAATTTGGGCCGATGGGAAGCTGTTGCGGGGAGTCGAGGGCGACTTCAAAGTTCCGACGACGTTTCGCTTCTACGATGGCAGCGAGACCCAGGAGATCGATCCGCTTATCGGGTCGATCGAGGGGATTGCCAATACGCCCGCGTACCGAGGCGTCGCCATCGCCGTGTTCGAGAACCTCGAGCTTGCCGACTTCGGCAATCGAATTCCGTTCATGACCTTCGAAGTCATCGCGGATTCCGAAGCCCCGACGATTTCCTCGATCCTTGGCGATGCGTCCACCGGCGTGATTGCCTGCGATGCTCCCCAGACGGTGATCGGCTACGCCGCCTACGGCCGGTCCGTGGCCGCGGCCGTCCAGCCGCTGGTCGACTGTTTCGACGTTTCGCTCTTCGACGATGGCACCTTGCTTCGGGGGCCGCTCGACCTTTCTCCGATCGCTATCAGCCAGGCGGAAATCGGCAGCGGCGCGGAGACGCAGGGGACACCCAAGCTGGAGCGCGAGCTCCAGCCGGTCCGGCTCGTGCCGTCCATGCTGAGGCTGAGCTATTATGACCCTGACCGAGACTATCAGACGGGGGAAGCCAGCGCCCTTGCTGGAGAACAGGGCGCAAACGAGGCGGGGCAAGAGCTGCCGGCGGTCCTTTCCGCCAGCGATGCCAAGGCGCTGGCGCAGCATCTGCTCGCGCGCCAATGGGCTAGGCGCGAGCGGCTAACCTTGCGACTCCCACCCTCGCGTATTGGCCTGGAGCCTGGAAGTATCGTTCTGACCGAAGTGGCGCCGGCCTCTTGGGTCGTGGAAAAATCCACGATCGATGGCTTCGTCACCGTCGTCGAGGTGCGTCGAGCGCCTTCCCCGACCATGCCAATCATAGGCGACGCGGGACGCATTGTTTCGAACAAGGACGTGATCCAGGCGCCGATAAGCCTGGCACTCATCGATGCGCCTCTTGTTGGAGCGCCGCAAGCGGGTGTGCCCGTCGTCCGGATCGCGGCTTCATCGCCAAACGGAGGATGGAGCGCGAAGTCGCTGGCCCTAAGCGGAGAGGGGCAGGTGTTCGCGACGAAGACCGCGGCTCGTAAATCGGTCCTGGGGGCTACCCTTTCCTCGCTCGCCCCAGCGCAACCCTATCTCGTCGACGATACCAACTCGGTTGATGTTCAGCTGATCGACACGCAGCAGTGGCTGACTAGTTGCGACGACGACGCAATGGCCGAAGGCTTGAATGTCGCAATCATCGGAAGCGAACTTGTGCAATTCGGCGAGGTTAGGCCACTCGGAGAAGGTCGCTTCCGCCTTGCCCGTCTGCTTCGCGGCAGAGGCGGTACCGAGTGGGCGATAGAGTTGCACTCGGCGGGCGAGCTGTTCTGCAGGATCGATTCGAGCAGTCTCCAGACGATGGCGCTGCCGATATGGATGCGCGGCACAGCGCTGACTGTGGCTGACCGGGAGGGCGCCAACTCCTCAACTACGTTCACCGCGCAATCTATAACGCCATTGCAGCCAGACAATCTCGCCGCGGCTTGGGTCGGCGGCGGAGATCTCAATCTCAGCTGGATGCGCCGCAGTATCGCGGGATGCGCATGGCTCGATGAAGTGGATGCTCCTCTCGGCGAATCCCGCGAGCAGTATCGAGTAAAGATTTCGGGAACGGATGCCGTTCTCGAGCTAGTTTCCGACGCAACGACATTATCTGTGCC